GCGGGCGAAGGGAATCGAACCCTCTAAAACAGGGTTTTGAAGCGTTCCGATACGTTCCAATGCCACTGTTCTCGCTGTTTAGATGTTTCACTCCGTAGCTCTTCGTGCCATTGATTTCGACAAATTTTCGACAGGTGTCTGAACTGGCGAGGCCATGGCTGGTGTGGGCGCTTGTTTGACCGATCAGTTAGGTGCATTTCCTCGTATTGTCTCTTGGAGTTGGTGATTGGATTGCGCGAGATAATCCAGAAGAAGTAAAGAATTTGATATAAGTTCGATGGAGCGATCTGGAGCAAGCCACCGATCATTGAATTTGCCTCCGTGGTAAAGATTGTTACGGACGCGTCGTATATGTGCAAAGAGCGTTTGAGGCGAGCGCTCATCGTTTCCAACTTCTCGCCACTCGGCCATACCATTAACCCATACTTGTCGCTTAGGTGGGTTTTGAAACAAATATTCAACCGCACCAGCTATATTCGCGTCCTGTTCTCCAAGTAGCACGACGCCAACCTCGTTGGAAAATCTGTCCCAGTCTGCTTCTGCTGCGTCGTTTCGACTTGCTCGTCCGTAGCCCATGGCTTTCAGCGCGTACTCAAACTGAGCGAATATTTTGAAGAACCGAAAGGCGAGATGGTCGAGATGCTCGTGCATTTGGGTGTGCTTTAACGTTTGGTCAAAGGGTGAGCTTTAGCTTGCCTCAGAGAGAAAGGCGAACGGTTTGATCCGGCTGTTGGACAAGAAAAGGGGACAGACTTATTTTCCTAATCTAAGCGTCCGCTCTTGGCCGATTTTTGTCCGTTATGATCGGTAGGAACTGACCAGAAGTGGACTGTTTCTCGCCTAGTATATCCATATTTTTGGTTTTGTATTGGTTTCTCAAAAATAAGTTGCCTTGATTTTAATTAAATTATCCCATTGGATTGAAGCTGCTCGCTGCAGTACAGTAACGCGTCTTCATTCGATCACTTCTTGCTTTGCGGTCATTGTCATAACGCGCACGCCATATTCTGCATTGTTCATGGAAATGCTGCTTGGCAGCTTTACGACATTCTCGGTAGTCGATTGATCCGCGTCGGTGATTGGCGCAGACAGTGGGGCTATCTATGTAATTGTTAACGGAGAGCCATTCTGCTAGGTAGTTTGTGCCGCCATTCCAACTTTTTATCCATTTGGAAGTTTTGTCGTGGCTTACCCAGTTGGCTTGGTGTTGCTGTGTTTTCTGTGGCCCTGTTACTACTCGATGGATTGCTGATGGTGTGTAGATGTTGGCCGGTTTTTGGGGTGTATAGTTTCTATCATTGAATACGTTCTGAGCACTTACTATGGCCCTCGACTTTTCTTCTTCCGTCCAATGGATCGATGCATGTGACTGAGGCGGATTGCTGGACTGGTATGTATGCTGATGCTTAGGTGGGGCCACTGGAGCGGATCGTAGCTTTACATTCTCTTCTGACTCGTTATTAGACTGTGGCGCCGGTGGCTGGCCGAGCAGCGGTTTGCCGTCTATATGAATCGCTTGCTTGAGTTGGTCAACGTCGATCACAATTGGCTTGGCAAACAACGTAATTACAGTCCAAGCAATTGCGGAGCCCACACTCAGGATGGCCGCCACTCGCCATGGACCGGGCTTTTTCTTGCTGCGTAGATAGTCCGGTGCGTCGTCCCTGTCGGTTTTCATGTTGCCTCCTTGAATTGGCTTTATTTTTCTGCAAGTTTCTTGAAGTGCTTTACAAGCCCCACAACTGAAGCCTTATCAAAGAAACCAGCAGTCCGAGTCGACTCTAATACAGGCCATTTGGTGTAAGCCTCCGCCATAGACAAAAGATGCACCACCTTTACCGGAACAACTGAAACAGCAATAGATATATATCTATCCCTTTGAGCCTCTGGACAAAACTCCAAAATCATCTTAAATATCGAGCAGTAAGCCTGAACCAACTCATATATTACGTTATGATGACTCTCATCAAGACGCTCAAACTCGGCTATTACATCTTTAGACTCGGCAGATGCCCGCTCAAGTCTCTCAGATACGGATGTTATACCCTCATGCCCCAGAAACTCTTTGTTGTGACCAACTCTAATAACAAATCGCCCATACGTATTTGCTGCGATTTCTGTAAACACAAAAAATAAAGAGTCAAATTGCTTTAACCCTTCCGTCTCCTGCTGCTTTAATAAAGCATCTCGCGCCTCCAAAGCTTGCCGCTCTGCGTTATCTAGAGATCTATTTTGGCTATCAAGGCTTTTAATAAGAAGGTAAATGGTGGTAAAAGTCAGAACCGGATTCAGTATCCCGCCAACATAGTCACCAAAAGCGCCCCAAACCGACTGATCACTAGAAAGCCCCGAGTTAAAGCTTCCAAAGTAAAAAGAAAGCGCCACCACTAAAATGACGCTTGGAACTAACAGCGGAAGGACTTTCATTTAACAGAGTGCAAGCGATAGTGTTTGACTCGACCATCACGAGAGCTAACCCTAGTCACCTCTGCACTTACAGGGGTAAACACATCGTTAGCCAAGTCTTTCAAGCTTGCAGCAAGCACTTGCTTCGCTCGCTGAGAAATAACACCCTTATACGGTGAAAAACTTATTGACTCCGCTTCATCATCAATAATGAAGCGCCCCGTTCCAGTTCGAGCATTGAACCGACTAACCCCCATGGTAATGGTTTCTCTGGTTGGGCTTGTTATAGATGTAGTTAAAAAATCGTGCGTGCGCTCATTGAAGCCAACCAAAGGAGTTCTAGCTTTAGAAAGAACCATTTGATAGCCCTGCCCGTATACTGGCATATGAAGTCTTTTCAGTGGCCCCTCTAAGCGCTCCACCAATTCTTCACCATTTTCCATGTAGCTTCTAAACCAGCGTTTAGCAGAGGCGCTTTGAAGTGAGGATTTATACCCTAGAGGAAGAGCCAAGTGTATTGCAAGTAACTCCACATACGCATCAATCCCTATATAGTTAATCGTACTAAGAGACTCTGAGGTATTAAATTCAACTTCAAACTTCTGGATAAAAGATCCTGTGTGTGAATTTTTAAAATCCACACTAAACCCTTTTACCGCAGTAGTTTGTGTTTTTACTTCATTATGAAGTATGGCATGCGTTGTTATTGAGACAACCTCAGAGAGAGCCTCGAGTGCATTTGCACCATAATACATTCCCAGTTTTGTAAAACGACTTGCCCCACTATCAACTTTAAGACTAAAAGGAATCTTCATCAGACCGCCCTCTCCTTTTGGGCATACCAACGCTTAGCTGCTTTTTTAGTAATTGCTATCCCGCGCTTTGATTGGGCAAGTTTGAATTAGCCTCTTCATATGCAGGCTTGTCTGTCCTACCTCAGGTGCAACCTGCCCACTTGCTATCCATAAGGCATAATTTGGATAGAGCCTCACTAGCACCTCAACTTCTTCAGTGCTGATTCTGGCTTTTCGATGACGCAGATTCTTCCATCGACTCCAAGTGATATCAGATTGCCTTACTAGCTCGTCAAGCCCAGCCTTATATATTAATGCTATAGCTCTATCTTGAATTGATTCCATATTGATCTATAAAATCAACAGTTCAATATTTGAACTCCAAATCTGAACTGATAGACTCCGTCATGAGTTCAATAATTACACCGTATATTTGCCCCTCGGTGTTACTGAAACGAATAGTGACGGAATGAGCATGGAACTGGAAGAGCTTAACCCCAGCGCCCTGATAGGGCCGCAACAGGATGTGGAGTCCATCGAACGGTGGGCGGAGCGCAACGGCATTAGCTATGGCACTGCCCGCGCCTGGGTTTACCGGGGTGTGCTGCCGTCCGTGAAGCTTGGAAAGCTGCGCATGGTGAATAGCGCGCTGCTGCGCAACTGGCTGTTGGAACAGGAGTGGACGGCATGAGCCGCGCTGATCCGCAATTCAAGCTCCGTATGCCTCCAGCTCTTCGCGCTCGGGTTGAACAGGCTGCCAAGGCCTCTATGCGTTCCCTGAATGCCGAACTGGTCTTCCGTGTTGAGCAGAGCTTTGAAGGCGCTGATGAGGTAGCGCGCGTTCTGTCGAGCAACCCGATTAACGCCTTGTTGGGCTTCCTTGAGGGCTATCTGCTGCACGCGGCAGAGCATCCCAGCGAACCCTTCGACCGCGCCCTGATGCTGATCGATGGCCTCATGGACGCCGGCTACCTCTCCCAGCCGGAAGAATCCTATCTGACCGACCTGCGGGTTGAGGCTCTCGCCTGGGGTCGTGCTCGCCAAGATAAGGAGGAAGCTGACCATGTCGTCTCCGAATTACTTGCGCCAAACCCACGCCCCGGACTGCGCCTGCTCTGTGTGCTGGTCCGCAAGGCAGGCCATCCCATTGCACAACCCGTCGCCGTGTCCGGACTGCCGGCCCCCTGGGCTGCCCTATCTGGAAGGTGGCCGCTGGCTCTGCCGTCCCCGTTCCTTCTGCGCGAAACACGACCCGTCCCGGCGTCCGCCGAAGTACTGGCACGTTGTGTACGACAGCGGGAAGCCACGCCCTTTGTGCCCGTGCGCGAAGCATTCCAATTGGAGGGCTGACCCATGCTCGCTAAGACCCTGAAAGCGCTGCTCCTGCTCTGCTTGATCCAAGCCGCCCGCACCGTGGCCGATCCGGTCAAGGGCCGCGCTCCCGGCTCGTCGGAACAGCCTCACCGTTCCGGCGAACGGAAGCACGGGCGCAGCGCACCCTTGAACGCCTCCCCCCTGAAACAGCCTCTGCTTGGGAGTGTGGGGCAGCTCCTCCGCCCCGCGCTCCCGAGCCCTCGGCGGCAAGAGCGGGATGACAAGGGCAGAGCCTTGGTGTTGCTCTGCGGGTTCCAAGGGGAAGCGTTCCCCTTGCTGTCGGAGACGACGTTGCGATAGGGACCGTTACTCGAATGGGCTGAGACGAACACCCGTGGTTGGCTTGGTTCGCTAGCGAATAGAGCCCGGCCCGAAGGGATCGCCCACACATCACTTTCACCCAACACCGCTGAATGAAGGCGAAACAGCCGAATTTGCAGCAGCGGGACAACTCACGCCGAAAAAGGCGAATTGAAGGAGAAACACCGATGAACATGTTTGCAACCCAAGGCGGCGTCGTCGAACTGTGGGTCACCAAGACCGACACCTATACCTCGACCAAGACCGGGGAAATCTACGCCTCGGTCCAGTCCATCGCCCCGATCCCGGAAGGTGCCCGTGGCAACGCCAAGGGCTTCGAGATCAGCGAATACAACATCGAGCCGACCCTGCTGGACGCCATCGTCTTCGAAGGCCAGCCGGTGCTCTGCAAGTTCGCCAGCGTGGTCCGCCCGACCCAAGACCGTTTCGGTCGGATCACCAATACCCAAGTCCTTGTGGATCTGTTGGCGGTGGGCGGCAAGCCGATGGCGCCGACCGCCCAAGCCCCGGCCCGCCCGCAAGCACAGGCCCAAGCCCCGCGCCCGGCCCAGCAGCCGCAGGGCCAGGACAAACAAGACAAGTCCCCGGACGCCAAGGCGTAAGCCGTAGGAGGCCGCGATGCTCCGCTATCTCTCGCTGTTCGCGGTAGGTCTGGCCACCGGCTACGCCTGGGGCTGGATCGACGGCCTAGCGGCCTCCCTGGCTGTTTGAGGACTGATCGCTATGTCAGGCGTTGTCGCTGTGCAGGTGTGTACCGCGTGGACCTCGACCCCCGAGGGCTTCACGGCGTGTCGCGAACTCGCATGGCAACAGGCCTACCTGATTCCGCCCGAGGCTGCTGGATACGTGGACATCCTGGTCAACGGTGGTTTCTCCCCGGAAGCCTTCGGCATCGGTGCCGCTGGCGTCCTGGGATCGTTCGTGACGGGGCTTTTGATTGGCTGGGTCGCGTCACTTCTTCGTAAAGCCAAGTAGAGAGGAAACACCATGAAAGCAATGAAGCAACGCATCGCCAAGTTCAGCCCGATCGCCTCGTTCCGCAACCTGTGCATCGCCGGTTCCGTCACTGCCGCGACTTCGCTGCCGGCCTTCGCCGGGGTGATCGACACCAGCGCGGTGGAATCGGCGATCACCGATGGGCAGGGCGATATGAAGGCCATTGGCGGCTACATCGTCGGCGCCCTGGTGATCCTGGCCGTCGCCGGCCTGATCTACAGCATGTTGCGCAAGGCGTAACGGGTGCTCTGGTCGGTGTGGTTGGGGGCGTTCTTCGCCGGCGCCTTCATCACCGGGTACCGGACCGGCGAATTCTTCTAACCGAACAGACCGAGGCGGAAGCCCCCTCCGGAGTTTCCGGCAGGGGGCTTTTTCATGGGTGACTGGATGAGTAACAACGCACGTTCCGGCCTTGGCCGACTTCTTCCGCTGCTGGGCCTGCTGGTCTCGTTGCTGTGGCATTCCTTGGCGAGCGCGGACTTCTACCAATGGAAGATTTCCATCCCCGGAAAGCCCACGGCCTTCTTTCCATCCTATACGGCGGCGTGCCAGTACTACTTCGATAACACGTCGGCCAACTGGCTAAAGGAAATCAACAAACTGAGCTACAAGGAAGTTCAGTGCAATGTTTCGGGTACTGGCGGAATCACCTGGCAGACGTCGGCTACCATCTTGACTGGCGATAGCTGTCCTCCAGAGCAAGAACTCGATCCGGCCGACGGTGCCTGCAAGCCGCCACCCGAAGAGTGCAAGGAAGGCGAACTGTTTCCGGCCAAGGGCCCGGACTCGCCTGTTGTCACCTCGGGCGGGCGGAACTATGTCGGCGACGGCGGCGCACCGAGCGCCTGTTATCAAAGCTGCGAGTACGGCGGCAACCCCAGCCCGGCCAGTTGCTATCTGGTCAAAGGCTCCACCACCACCGGCTTCTGCAATTACATCCTCAAGGGCACCGGACAGAATTGCGGTGCCGATTCCTACACCTTCGCGCAGACCGGCGACTCGCTGAACCCGCCCGACACCCCGAACACCGATCCTTCCGACCCGAACGACCCCGGCTGCCCGCCCGGCTGGTCGTGGTCGGGGACTACCTGCGTCAAGACCCCGACCGATCCCACGGATCCAACCGACCCAACCACGCCGGGCGGTGACGGCGGCGGCGATGGCAATGGCGGTGGAGACAACAACGGCGGCGGCAACGACGGCGGCACCGGCAATGGCGGCGACGGCAGCGGGGGAGGGGACGGCAACGGCGGGGGCGATGGTAGCGGCGACGGTGACGGCAGCGGCACGGGCGGCGATGGCAACGGCACCTGCGACCCGGCGAAAGAGAACTGCTCCACCGGCCCCGAAGGCCCCGGCGGCGAACTCAAGGAACCCACGCCCGGCACCTGGGATGACGCCATCGCCACCTGGGAAAAGAAGGTCGAGGAAGCCAAGAAAGAACTCAAGACCAAGGTGAAGGCCAACGTCGACCAGATGAAGGGGGCCTTCGACCTCAACCTGGCGGAAGGCGGCGGGCAACTGCCCTGCGAGTCCATGACCATTTGGGGCAAGTCCTACTCCCTCTGTATCTCCGACTACGCCGGCCAACTCTCCAGCCTGCGCGTGGCGCTGCTGCTAATGGCCGCGCTGATCGCCGCCCTCATTCTGCTGAAGGACTGACCCTATGGAATGGCTCTCCGGTTTTCTCGATCAGATCATCGCCTTCTTCCAGTGGATCTGGGATTTCTTCGCCCAAGGCATCTATGACTTCGTGCGCGACGGCCTGGTGGTCGCCACCAAGCGTCGATGTACGCCGCGCTCCAGACCCTGATCCTGCTGATCGATGTCAGCTACACCGCCGCCCGCGAACTGATCGACAGCCTCGGCGTGCCGCAGATGATCCGCAGCATGTACGCCGCGCTACCGGGTCCGATTGCGGCGGGTCTGGCCTTCTTCGGCGTGCCGCAGGCGCTGAACATCATCATGGTCGCGGCGGCGACGCGCTTCTGCATGCGCTTCGTGCCGTTCATTGGGAGGTGATCCGTGTCGATCAAGATCCACCACGGCCCCAATGGCTCCTACAAGACCTCCGGCGCGATCCAGGATGACGCCGTGCCCGCGCTGAAAGACGGGCGGGTGATCATCACCAACGTGCGCGGCTTCACCCTGGAGCGGGCCTATCAGGTCTTCCCGGACCTGCCCAACACGGCGGAAATCATCAACCTCGATCTGGAGTCGCTGGAAGACCTCGAAAAGATGCGCACGTGGTTCCAGTGGGCGCCCCGCGGGGCCTTCCTGATCTTCGACGAAACCCAACTGCTGTTTCCCAAGTCCTGGCGGGAAAAAGACCTCGAACGCTTCGACTACCCCGGTGGACCGGAAGCGGCCCACGCGGCCGACCGCCCCATGGGCTGGCTCGACGCCTGGACCCGGCACCGGCATTTCAACTGGGACATTGTCCTCACCACGCCGAACATCTCCTACATCCGCGACGACATCCGCATGACCTGCGAGATGGCCTACAAGCATTCCAACCTCGCGGTGATCGGCATCCCTGGCCGCTACAAGGAGGCCCAGCATGACGCCCAACTCAACCGTCCGCCCGCCGATGGCACCATCATCGAATACAAGCGAATCCGAAAGCAGACCTTCGCCCTCTACCAGTCCACGGCCACCGGCAAGACCCAAGACACCAAGGCGGGCAAGAGCCTCTTCCGGTCGCCTAAGCTGGTTCTTCTACTGGCATTGCTGGCCGGCACTATTGGCTTTGTCTGGTATATGGGGCCTCTGCGCACGATTGGCGCTCCGGCTGCTGCGACACCTGCCGACGCTCCTGGCGACCCTGCTCAAGCCCCTGCTGCGCCCGCTGCTGTGGCTGCTCCAGCGCGTCCTGCTGCGAATAGCTTTCTTCCTCCTGGGCTTGTACCTGATGGGCCTGCTGCTGCGCCTGTTGATCTGAACGCCCATCCCTTCGCCGATCGGCGGATCTCCATCCTTGCCCACGCCTACCGCAAGTCGCGGGGCGATATCTACCTGTTCGCCCTGGAGGATCCCACGGGCCGGCGCCTGGAACTCACCAGTTGGCAACTGATCGGCTCCGGCTACCGGGTGACGCCCAAGGGCGAGTGCGTCGTAGAGCTTCGCTATGAGGACTGGAAACAGACCGTCACCTGTGCCGGGAGGCAGGCCGGCGCGGTGGCCAGCATCGCTCCGGCAGCGCCTGTCGCCGCGTCCGCAGACGCACCGGCCAGGGGCCAGTCGCCGCTGACCATCGTCCCCGATTCCGAATACGCCTCGCGGCCCTGGAGGCAGAAATGATCGATTGGGAATTCCTCGTTCCGGTGGCGATGGGCTGGGCGCTGCATCACTGGTGGACGGTGATGACGGCGCTAGCGGCGGTAGGGGTGCCGCCATGAGGGGCGGGCCGCGCCGCCGGCCGGGAGCGCAAGGCATGAGCGATAGGCCGAAGGCGCGGCCGACGCCCCTGTAACACGTCAGATAAGCCACCTATTGCGGTTTCAATTCGTACCAATTTGGATCGTTAAAGATGAAGAAAATCAGCCATCAAATTCGCGTCAGTATTGAGTCGGACGGTCAGGTCTTGGAAAGCCCGAAAGGGCGGTTGTTCTTCGACGACACCACGGCTCAATTCACCGATCTGTCAGGCGTGCGCATTCTGCGTTGCGGCGTGGATACGGTGCGGCAGTTGTACAACGGCAAGCTCCGGCCGGAAGTCATGGCGCTGTTTGACCTGTCGGTGGATGTGGTCGAGTTCGCCGGCTACGAATGGTCCAAGGGCCGTATCGGTCGCGACTCTGGCTATCAGTACCGCCTGCAGAACGCTGAAATGGGTCTGATCCTGCTGATCAAGAATCACAACATCAAGGTCGATACCATTGGCTCGCACCTCAAGATCGAGGTATCGCCTCACGCCCTCGATGGCGCCGATCCGCGCATCCTCCAGGGCGTGCTGGATGATTTGGCCGCTGCCGTGCTGAGTCACTGCGAAACCAACCAAGCCGCTGTGCATATCGCCTTGGACGTGCAGGGCTGGAAACCGCCTCGCGATCTGGTGGACCGCATGCATTGCCGCTCGCGTCGGGTGCGACAAATCAGTGGTATCGAGCGGATCGAATTCGACGGCAACGCCTCGGTCTACGGGCGTGGCGAGACGTACATGTTCGGCTCGGCCAACGGCCTGCAACTGTCGATCTATAACAAGACCCTCCAGGCTCGGGCCACCGACAAGCTCGACTATTGGGAAAGCGTGTGGGCGACCCTGAACGGCGATCCGTTCGGCGATGGCGACCCGGCCTATAACCCCCTGGAAACGGTGTGGCGGATCGAGTTTCGCTATCACCACTCCATCGTCCAGCAGTTCTCCGAAGGCTCGCGCATGGCTTCGGGAGAGGTCATCGGCTGCCGCACCTATGAGGGGCTTTGCCCGCACCTGCAAGGACTGTGGAACTACGCCTGCGAAAGCTTCAAGCTGCTGAGCCGGACGGCGGTCTACGATCCGTTCTGGAGCCTGATCAGCCAGGACGCCCGCGTCCAGGTCGAGTGCGATCCGCTGATCGAGCGCACCGAGTATCGGCGCTATTACAAGACCGCCAAGGGCTTTAGCGGGCGTAACTGCGAGATGTTTCTCGGCCAGTTCGTGAGCCTGATCGCGCGGGAGCGTGTCCCGGCAAAAAAGGCTATTGAGTCCGCCCGTAAACTGGAGTTCTGGCACGTTATCGAAGACCACTATCTCGCCAAGGGTTGGACTCGTCGCGATCTGGAAAGGCACATACACAAGCTGATGTGTGATCGGTATCTGCGGCGGGGGTATGCCGTCTAATGTCGATCACCAAGCTCCCCGATGGCCGTTGGTTCGTCGATGTAGAACCGATCAAGGGCAAGCGCTTTCGCAAGCGGTTCAAGACCAAGATGGAGGCGCAGCAATTCGAGGCCACCGCGCGTCAGAAGTGTGCGGAAAACCCCTGCTGGACGCTCAGGCCGAAGGACCGTCGGCGTCTCTCGGAGTTGGTCGAACTCTGGTATGAACTGCACGGCCAGACCCTGAGCAACGGGCATCGTTGCGTGGCGATTCTGCGGTTGGTGGCAAAGGACCTGGGCGACCCGGTCGCTGTCTCCCTGGAGCCCGCGAAAGTGGCTCGGTTGCGTAGCCGGCAGATAGCCAATGGCATGTCGGGCAAGACCGCGAATAACCGTCTTGGCTACCTCAAGTCCATGTACAACGAATTGCGTCAACTCGGCGTCATTGACTATGAGAATCCGGTAGGGCGCATGCGGCCGCTCAAGCTTCAGGAAAGACTGCTGTCGTACCTGACCAAGCATCAGGTGTCCGAACTGCTTACGGCCCTGGATGCGCGCACCACGTCGCCACATCCGAAGATGGTCGCTCGTATCTGCCTCGCGACAGGGGCTCGATGGGGTGAGGCTCAGGCGCTGACGCCGGAACGTCTGAAAGGTAATACGGTGATCTTTGCCAACACCAAGTCCAAGCGTGTGCGCTCGGTGCCGATCTCGGAAGAATTGGGCGCCGACCTTCGCCGGCATTGGCAGATCCACGGGCCGTTCACGAACTGCCTTGGCGTGTTCCGCCTGGTGCTGCTGTCGACCTCGATCAAGCTGCCGAAGGGGCAGGCCAGCCACGTACTGCGCCACACGTTCGCCAGTCACTTCATCATGAACGGCGGGCACATCGTGACCCTACAACACATCCTGGGGCACGCCTCGTTGTCGATGACGATGCGATATGCGCACCTCTCCCAAGACCACCTATCTGAGGCTGTTCGATTCAACCGCTCATAGGTTGAAGGCTGCGGGGGTCGACAGAGGGAAAGAAAAATAGACTTGAGGTGGTTCAAATTCGGTCTGAATTCGGATTATGATGTTGGAGCCGACGGTAGACAGACTGCCGACGCGCGAATCCCACTCGTCGCCTGGATATGGAGCGTGGTGGAGTTCGAACACCGTAGAACCTGAGTTCCAGACCTTAAGTGTTCCCACAGCAATGGAGGTACCGGCTCATGCGAGTCGAGACAATTAGTTATTTGAAACGTCATGCGGCTGACCTGGATTTATCCGAGCCAATGGTCGTCACGCAGAACGGTGTTCCTGCCTATGTGGTTGAGTCATATGCTGAGCGGAAGCAGCGCGATGAAGCAATTGCGCTGGTGAAGTTGCTTGCGATTGGCTCCCGCCAGTACGCAGAAGGCAAGCATCGCTCTGTTGATGATTTGAAAGCTCGCCTTTCCAGGAGGTTCGCTCAGCCAGAATAAGGAGGTTTAATGTCCCCGGTCGTCATTCGTTTTACTGATACCGCAGAGCAAAGCATCGAAGACCAAGTCCACCACTTGGCTCCATTCCAAGGTGAACAGGCTGCACTCCAGTCAGTACTGAGCCTTTTGGATGAGATTGAAGAGAAGATTTCACTTGCACCTAAAGGTTACCCAGTCAGCCAGCAGGCGAGTCTTCTGGGGGTGCTGAGCTATCGCGAGCTTAATACCGGCCCCTATCGTGTTTTTTACGAATTCCACGAAGAGCAAGGCGAGGCGGCAGTGATCTTGGTTTTGCGACAGAAGCAGAGCGTTGAGCAGCAATTGATCCGCTACTGCTTGGTGGGGCCAATCGAGTGATGGCTTTCTACTCCTGAGCATGTAGCGCTGAATGCGCCTCGACACTTCTTCGACACCTTTCCTTCCCCCAAAAAGCAAAGCCCCCGAAACGCTAGGCATTTCAGGGGCTTGGCAGGGTGATTTGGA